GACCGATGGCCGCTGGTGTTGGTTCTTTATTTAAACAAAAATAAACTGGTTATTTTTATAAAAAAGTAGTATTATCCAAAAAACTAAACAAGGAGATCTAAATGATTGAATCTTTAAAAGCAAAATGGACTGCACTAAGCGTTAAGAAAAAAGTTATCGCTGGCGTTGTAGTTGCAGTAATCATAATAGCAATATTTTCATAACATAAATGTGGTTATCACTTTTACCTACAGTATTAAAAACTGGTTCGGCTATATTTGCTAACAAGCAAAAAGCTAAGATACTTATGTCTGATGCTGCTTTACTTCACGCTCAAAAAATGGCTAGCGGGGAAGTTGAGTATCAGGCGTCAGTACGCCAATCCAATGACCAAGGTTATAAAGACGAGTTTGTTTTAATACTGGTATCAGCACCAGTATTATTGTTGATTTGGTCCGTCTTCTCGGGAGATCCTGATATTCAAATGAAATTGGATTTGTTCTTCGAGAAATTTGGTAGTCTGCCTTTTTGGTATCAATCAATTTTTATTGGAGTCGTAGCTAGTATATACGGACTTAAGACAGCTGATATTATGAAGAAGAAATGAAGTTCCACGAATACTGGGACAACGAGAATAAACTATTAGAACTTTCATATAAAGAATCTATTAGGCAAAGGGAGGAAAGAAGATGCAAGACAAAGATAAGTGTGCCTGTCACACAGAAGAAAAAGTTAAATCGGGGGAATGTTGTAAACAAGAAAAGCCCAATGCTCTAGATGAGTTTTGGACTTCATTAGGAGAACCCGATAAATGCAAGACGCCGATCCGATAAACGTAATATATAAATTACAAAGACTTTTAGACAATAGTATTGATGACTGTGCTCAAACACTTATGAGCGGAGGTATTGACAATATGAGCAAATATAGCTATATTTGCGGCAAGATCCACGCAATGGATAAAATAAAACAGGAACTCTCTAACCTGCTAAACCCTAAGGAGCCAAATGACGATGACGAAGACGGAAAAATTACACCCATTAGAAGCTAAGTACAAAGAAGAAGTTACTGAAGCAAAAGAAGAAACAACCTCAACTAGTTTAGAAAAATTACCAAACCCGACTGGGTGGCGTATACTTGTTATGCCTTTTCAAGTTAAAGAAGAAACCAAAGGCGGAATTATTATTGCACAAGAAACTTTAGACAAAGCACGTGTCGCAACACAAGTTGGTTACGTTCTTAAAATGGGAGATCTTTGTTACGCAGACAAAGATAGATATCCCACTGGTCCGTGGTGCAAAGAAAAAGATTGGGTGCTTTTTGCGAGATACGCAGGATCACGAATGGAGATTGATGGTGGAGAGATAAGAATGTTAAACGATGATGAGATACTAGGGACCATAGAGGATCCTGAAAATATCTTGCACGCAATGTAAAAACATAGAGGAGAAAAACTATGCTAGAAGATAAGATAGACGTTGGCGACAACGACGAAATAGAAACGGAAATTGATTTGGATGCACCAGCACCAGAACAATCTTTAGAAGAAGAAATTAAAGTTGAAGAGGTTAAAGAAACTGTAGCCGAAGAACCGGCAACAGAAGAGGCACCTGCAGAAGCTAAACCCAAAGAAGAACTTGAAGAATATTCCGATGGTGTACAAAAACGAATAGCAAAACTTACACGTAAAATGCGTGAAGCTGAAAGGCAAAAAGAAGAAGCTATAAAATTTGCACAACAAGCTAATAGTCAAGCGCAGAAAATTAGAAATCAATATGAGAATTTAGGAACTAATTACACTAAAGAATTAGAAGCTAAAGTTAACAATGGTATGGATGCCGCAAAACTTGCGTATAAATCAGCTATTGAAAACCAAGATGTTGATGCACAAATCGAAGCACAAAGAGCTATTGCACAAATGTCAATGGAAGAAGCTAGATTAAAACAAATTAACGCTGCACAAGAACAAAGAGCAGCAAGACCACAACCACAACCACAAAACTTAGCTCAAGCTGCAAGTGAAATGCCGACAGCAGGAGAAGTTGCACAAGCCGGTAGAGAACTTGATCCCAAAGCAGAAGACTGGGCCTCAAAAAATAGATGGTTTGGTACGGATAATGCAATGACTTACACTGCATTTGACATACATAAAAACCTGGTTGAAGAAGAAGGTTTTGATCCACAATCAAATGAATACTATGTAGAAGTCGACAAAAGAATAAGGGTTGCATTTCCACACAAATTTGATAAAGTGGAGCAATCTACAGCTGCACCAGTGCAGAATGTAGCCAGTGCCCGACGTCCGGCCGCAAATCAAGGACGCAGAAAAACTGTGAAACTCACACCTTCACAGGTAGCAATTTCTAAAAGATTAGGTGTGCCACTCGAAGAGTATGCGAAACAATTAGCCGCGAAGGAGGTATAAGCATATGACTAACAAAGATACAGACAATAAAACTGTTAAAACTTCCCGCGTGAGCGAATCTAGGGTTAAAGAAGAACGACCTAAGGTTTGGGCTCCACCCTCAGCACTAGATGCACCCCCTGCACCAGACGGATACAGGCACCGTTGGTTAAGAGCCGAAAGTATGGGCTTTGACGACCAACAAAATATGATGGGTAAATTAAGAACAGGATGGGAATTGGTGAGAGCCGATGAATATCCAGATTTTGATTTCCCAAGTGTCGAATCAGGTAAATATCAGGGAGTAATCGGAGTTGGAGGCCTTGTGCTGGCAAGGATATCTGAAGAGCTCGCAAAATCTCGTGAAGCTTACTTTGCGCAAAAAAGCGCAGATGCAAACGAGGCTTTAGAAAACGATGTCTTAAAGGAACAGCATCCAAGTATGCCGATCAATCAAGAGCGGCAGACTCGTGTAACTTTTGGTGGTACTAAAAAATAATCTTTTGATATTTTTGACCTCCAGATTAATAAAATAACTTAACCCTTTAAGGAGGAAAACAATATGGCAAATAATGATGCCCCTTTTGGTTTCAACCCAATTGGTAAACTCGGCGGTGGAACTTCTCCAGCAATGAACTCTTATAAAGCACTTGCAAACTACGCAACTGAAATGTTCCAAGGTGACATCGTAAAAATCGATGAAGCTGAAGGTGATGTTCAATTGTTCGCAATTGCTGGTGGTGGCACAGATGCTACCAACGCTATAGGTGTGATTTGGGGCAGTAACTTCGACGACGCTACTGGGAAACCAACTTTTAAAAACACAAGACCTGCTTCACAGAAAGCTACTGTCTTTGTATATGACGATCCGTATCAACAGTTCGAAATACAAGGCGATGGCGCTTCTGCAGAGACTGATATCAGTAAAAAAGCTGATGTTGCTCTAGGAACAGGAAACTCATCAACCGGTGTATCGGCGACAGAACTTGATTCAAGTGATATTGGAACTGGATCTAACTTAAGAATTAATGGCTTTTCTAATAAAGAAGGCCGTAATTCAGTTGGCTCAGCTAATGTTATTTACAATGTTACTATCAACGAACACAAATTTAAATAATAGCAGGAGGATTTAAAAAATGGCTATATCAAGACAACAACTAGCAAAAGAGCTAGAGCCAGGTCTAAATGCATTATTTGGACTTGAGTACAAAAACTACGAAAATCAACATACAGAGATTTTCGACACAGAGAACAGTGACAGAGCTTTTGAAGAAGAAGTAATGTTATCTGGTTTCGACACTGCCGGAGTAAAATCTGAAGGTGCTGCTGTGGTTTACGATAACGCGCAAGAAACATTCACTGCAAGATATCAACACGAAACAATTGCGTTAGCATTTAGCTTAACGGAAGAGTCAGTGGAAGATAACTTGTATGATAAATTATCTGCACGTTACACTAAAGCACTAGCAAGATCGATGGCACAAACTAAGCAGATTAAAGCTGCTGACGTTTTAAACAATGGCTTTACAGCTGGCGTAACTGGAGGAGATGGTCAACCATTATTCTCTGGTCAAACTGCTGGTAGAGCTGCTGGTCACCCAACAATCGCTGGAAACTTCGTGAATGAATTGTTAGTATCTGCTGACCTTTCTGAAACGTCTCTAGAGACTTGTTTGATTGACATTGCTAAGATGACTGATGAGCGTGGCTTAAAAATTGCTGCTAAAGGTATGAAACTAATTATACCTTCTAAGCTTCAATTTGCTGCTGAGCGAATTATGAAATCTGCACAACGTGTCGGAACTGCTGATAATGATATCAACGCAATGAAAAATATGGGAATGATTCCACAAGGTTATGTGGTAAACAACTTCCTAAATGATGACGATGCGTTCTTTATCAAAACAGATGTTCCTAATGGTATGAAGCATATGGTTCGTGCGCCAATCAAAACTGCTATGGAAGGCGATTTTGAAACTGGCAATATGAGATACAAAGCTAGAGAAAGATACAGCTTCGGTTGGTCTGATCCTAGAGGTATCTTCGGATCTCCAGGTGCTTAATCATTAGATTAAGAC